GATTTCTGTAGACTTGCTATTTCCATTTCTTCCGCTTTAACATCTTTTAGAGGATCGACCCAATCCCATCGCGGAGTTGTCCAGTCTATTTCAATATCTGTTTTGATCTTGTTGTTAGCAAGCGCCGCCGTTGCAAGCCATGTATTCATAATCCGCCTGCATACCATCGGAATGAATGTAAGCCACTGAAACTGCTCTATCTCGCGTCTAAAATCCAAAGTCCCAGCGCGTATTGAGGAATAATTAACTTGTGACAAATCGCCGGTCATTTGCTCATATGTGACACCTATACCGGCCGCAATTGCATGCAGTCTAGTATTAACATAGTCAGCATATCCAGCAGAAGCAGGGGGGTTATTAAAAGTAATCTTTTCACCAGTAGACAAGTACTCAATTGTTCCTGGTGCAAGCTCTTCTAATTTTCTATTGTTTTCTGTAGTAACATCACCGATATGCGGGTCAGGGTCATCAGACTCAACGATTGCGGTTATGCAAGCCTCAGCAGCCTTCCGCACAAGCGTTGCTTCTTCATATTCGTCTAAATCATTTTGAGTAATCATACAAGGCGCGAATATAGGTACGCCGCGAGATTGTCCAGGCCTCAATATTTCGTAAACATGAATTACATCATCAGCAGGTATTCTGCTCGATGTTAATGTGTTTAATCTTATAGATAATTCGCCTGGGTGTTCTTTATAAAGCCAATAAGCAACGCGCCTTCCAATTGAATCGTATTCGATTCCATGTTGGATATAGCCACCATTCTTAAGATTATCATTCTTTAATGAATCTAAATAATCTGGCTCTAATACTTGAATTTTCAGTGGTATTAATAAATCACTGGTTAGATTTCTTCGTATAAAACGAATTAAACACTCTCCAGACTCAAATACCGTTCTTGCTATTAGTCGCTGCAATCCGTAAAAATCTAACTGCTGATTAGCGTCGCATTCTTTGCTCCATATGTTCCACAATTTTGATATTCTTTTATCTGTAATACTTGGAACAATACCCAATCCAACCGTATTTGAAACAAGCACGCGCATTGCCTTATTAGCATACGGATTATTCCTAACCAAATCACGCGAACGATTTCTTAATCTAACAAGACTAGGAACCACTTCTGAATTAGCCGAAGTGCTTGGAGCAGACCAGCCGCTTGTGCGCCTTCCTGTCTTTGCGCCATCGTAAGCTCTTTTGTTAATATCAATAGCAGTTCTAGCCTTTACTCTGCTAAGATCGATGACTGATCCCATTAGTCCATCCTCCTGCTAATATAAGAGTATCTTGTCTTTTTAGGCAAAGCTCCTTGCTTTTGCAGTTCGCTTTTTATGACTGATCTCGCTTTAATTAGATCATCCATTGATCTGTAAACAACCTCGCGCCCTTGAAAAGCCACCTTAAGTTGGCCGCTAGCTATTGCCGACTCAATCGCGGTCAACTGTTCTACTGTGTACGCCATTTTTTAGCCCTGTGTTTTTTAAACAAAGAATAGATGTGAGCTCTTGAATATCCCGAAGCGCTAGCCGCTCGCCGTGTGTCAAATGTTTCCATGTAAACCTTTAAAGCAATATCTCTGTTGCGTTGGTTTCTCATAGCAACATAAGACTCAGAACCGCCGTATTCTTTTCTAACGATGCTGCTTGCTTCAATAACCGCCGCTTCTTCTACGCCTCTATCTAAAAGCAGCTGGTTTAATCTATCTATCACGTCCATTAGCGCCTCTCTCTAAATCTTCCAGAAAATCGTTCACGAAATGAAGAAAATCTTGATTGTTCGCGCCATTCCTTAGCTTTTGTTGGTTCTTTTTGCAACTCAGTTGCATTAGGCGTTAAATTTTTTTGATTATTCGGGTTATTAATAGGGTAGGCGACTCTATCCCAGTCCTTATCAGTCTTACGATCTGCCCTAATTCTTGGGTGGTATGCAGCAGCAAACGCATAAACGAGCGTGTCAAGCGGTTCATTTCTTATTCCTGGTTTGGGAATATAGCGTTTTTTCTGTCTATCCCACGTTTCAGAAAGCACACCAGCATAATAAAAGTCATCAAGCTCGTTACTAAAGTGAAGCATGCGCTCTGATATACTCTTCTCGGCGTCGTTTTTCAACCTGGAAAAAATAATGTGTTTAAGTTCTATTGTTCCAACAGCGTGCAGCAACACGCCTTTTTTATCTAGCTGACCTTTCCAGTTAACATCCTGCATAGTGCCTTTGCCTAATGGCCTAGATGTGGCTTTTGCTGCACCAAAACCAGCAATTGGGCAATTAATCCGCCTTGATCTTACATAATACTTAACCGCCTCCCCGCGATGGCCTCCAGTATCAATTAGGGTAGCCATAATAGGCAATTCTTGCCCTGATTCGTGAAGTATCTTTGTGTTAATTAGCGTAGTCAACTGGTTCCATACGTCATCTTCTGCAGGGTCCCCATGTATTTCTATGTAATCGAGAACCCATGCGCGCATATTCTTACCAAAGCCAACAATCTGCACAGCAAGCCGGTTGTCTTGAGTATCAACGCCAGCCGTTAATAGCAGCACACCATCAGGCGCAACACGCAATTTATAATCTTCGGCGCGCGATCTAATAACATCCATGCTTCCTACATCATTAGTACGCTTCCACGGTCTAGCTAGCCTTGTGTTATAAAACACAATCATCTGTTCTTCGAGGCCGCGATCTAAGTCAGCTTGCGCTTCTTGATGCTGTTTCATTAAGTCATTCCAGCCAAGCCAGCCATAAGGCTGATACATAGCAGACAATAAAAAACTTTCTGTATTTGATTGTTGATTTGGCTCTGACCACAGCCCATTTTTAAACATTTTATTCTTGTCAGAATCTCGATGTATACCGCCACAGCTTACGCATGGATATATAGCATCTCCACTTTCACCAAGGATCAAGTTTTCGAATACCAATTCTTGCGGATGGCCGCAATGAATACATTCAGCAAGTGCTACTCTTTGAGTTCCTTCAAGATAAAGCGCCTCAATACGGCTTTCGTCTTTTATAGTAGGACTCGAGTAATAATAAGATTTAGCATTTTTAGCGAATGTTGTTTGTCTTGCCTCCGCAAGTTTTACCGGATCGCCTTCGCCATCAACTGACAATTCAGCCCGATCTATTTCATCAAATGACACATAACGAGCTGGAACCTCAGCCAGATTTGCTGCACTGCCAGCCGTTGCAATGTATAAAGTACCGCCTTGAAATACTTTTATATCTTGTGAATTAGTGGCAAGCCTGCTACCTGGTGGAGATACTCTCGGCCTAACCACATCAACAGCCGATATGACTCTATCGATACGTTGAACAATACGCTTATGTAGCTTTCCGGTAGGCATTAACCACACGAAATTGGAAGGGTGCTGGTGAACAATGTAACAGAACCAGTTAAGCGCAACTTGCGTTTTAAGCATTTGCGATGCAGCCATCAAAACAACACGTCTAGCAGGGTGTCTATCTGATAAACACTTCATGATTAATCGCGCGTGAGGCGTGCGCTCTAATCTATATTTGCCATACTCAGCCGCACCAGTGGAACGTGGGATAACCATGTATTCTTCGCACCATTGATCAAGCGGTAAAGATGGGTCCGGTTTTAATCCTTCTGATAATGCTTGTATAAAAGTATCGCGCCCACCATGAAAGTGGATCGTGGGCATGCGTGATATTTTAGTTATCAACCGCATGAATCAGTGAAATCCTTTAGTAATACGTCTATTTCATCTTTTAAATATGTTTCGATCTTTAATGGGTCATCGATATTGATAAGGTTAGGCGCTGATTGTTTGCAAAGAGAATAAAGCCCATCACGCAATTTTCTACCGGCTTCAAAGGCTGCGTTATGCACATCTGCGCGAATTACTAAATTTTGTCTTGCAAGATCAAGCTCTAATTGCTCACGATCGGCGCGGACTCTATCAAGGCGAGCTCGTTCATATTGGCCGTCGATATTTTGAGGAATTTCTGATATTGAACCAGATTGAAGCATGTATGGATTATGGATTTCTAGAAAAAAAACGGGGCCTTCATTCCC